TTCTCCCCCTATAGGCGTAGCCATACAGTTGCGTATAGGGGGCTGAAACTCTCTAAATTAAGCCATTTTTTTGGCTTTAAGCCACCAAAAGTTATAGACGTATGGTGTTTCCGGTGATACCGTGCATCTATATTAGCTAAAAATAATATTGCTAATAATTTTTCAGTCAGGAAGACATATGGATCAAGTGAACCACCCCCCTCATTATAATGCTGGCAACGGCATTGAATGTCTGGACGCTATCGAAGCGTCTATGTCCCCGATTGAATTTCGCGGTTACTTGAAAGGTAACGTCGAGAAGTACCTTTGGCGCTACACCTATAAAGGACATCCTCTTATCGATTTGGAAAAAGCTGAGTTCTATTTAGCTCGCTTGCTCCTTTTGGTACGAGAAGAGGACAGCAAACCCAGTAATCCTAAGTATTAATACAGGAGAAAAAGAGGTACGAAATATGTCCGGTATGCCAATAGCTCACAAAGAATTACTGATTTGCGACGGCCTGACAAAAATCTATGGCCCACTAATGGACCTTGATGATTTAGCCAGCACTTTACGGTTAAAGAAAGCGACGCTTTACCAACGAATCTATTTAGATAAGTTAAGCATCCCGCGCATCAAGAATGGTAAGAAATATTTATTTCAGACCAAAGATGTGGCTGATTTTTTATTAGAGAACTGCGGTAACAACTCTAGCCATTAAGCTTTGACACTAGGCTCTCGGCTGTAAGCTGGGTGTAGCGTAACAACTGCTTCCAATCCTTATGGCCTGAGATCCTAGCTACCTCCTGGATCTGCAACCCCTTCTCGAAGAACCGAGAGATTGCCTCATGTCGCAGATCGTGAAAGTGTAAGTCCTCGATTCCCGCTTTCTCCCTCACTGCCGCAAACCTGTCGGACACCGAGCTCGCCAGTTTTACATCAGGGAACACCCTCCCCCTATGTGCCGTGCCTAACCCCCACGCTCGCAGTACATCGAGAGCTGCATCGCTGACCGGTATCGTTTGGTCATTACCCTTCTTCTCTGTCGGGTGCTTACGGTCCTTAATGAAGATCGTGCTGGCCTCGAAGTCTACGTGCTCCCACTTCAGATCGCAGATTTCCGACTGCCTCATGCCCGTCTCAACTGCCAATCTGATCATCGGACCCATCCAACCTGACCGGTGCTCCTCTGCTATTTCGAGCAGTGAGACCAGCTCATGAGGGGCCACCCTGCGGTCCCTGTGCTTACTACCTCCCACCAAACCTATCTTTGAGAGGGCTGACAACGCGTCTCTCGCGGCGTTTGACGGCAGATCCACCCCCCACAGGGTACGTGCGTGCTCGATCATCTGGGCGAGATATGTGAGCTGCTGGTTCAATGTGGCCTTACCGATTGGCCTTCGACCCTTGTACCCTGCCCGTCGTCTCTCTGCATATTGGAAGATGTGCTCTGGGGTGAGCGAGCTAATAGGGATATCTGTGAAGTGTTTAGCAGTGAGCTTGATAGTGGACATCTTAGATCGAGCGAACGGTCGGTGCGGATGCACCTCCTTGATATACCTGTCCAGGAGCATGTCCACAGTCCACTCGCTGGCCACGATCTCATGTGCCGTGGGTGATGTGAGCTCTGCCTTCTTCTGCGTGGCCCATGCCACTGCTGCTGGCTTGGTCGGCAACGTCTTGTAGTACCGTTTGCGCTTGTGGCTGACGGTCACATACCAGTTATCACCGCGTTTCAGGTAATGTGCCATACGTGGCTCCTCGACTGATTTGCGTCAAGGGCCAAGTAGCCTGACGCACACTCCGTTAGACCCAGTATGCATTGCGTCAGATTTGCGTCAACTCAAAATAAAAACCCCTGAAAACAGGGGCTTAGAAATTGGCGGAGAAGGAGGGATTTTCTCCCTCAAGTTCTTCATTTTGTTCTATTAAGTTCACGATATTTCTATTTATTTCTACCGCTATTTCTATTTATTTCGATTTGGTTCACGTTCGATTTGCGTCAAACGTGCGTCAGAGTACGCTAACCATTGGGCGGTTAGTAGAACCCTCGCCTATCAGCTAGTAGAACCCTTATAGATAAGTAACTAGAGTTGGCATCGAGACTATCAGCAGCACAAAGCAAGTCAAGCTGACAACGAATTGCCCCGCCTCTTTCTCGCTCATATTCTGCACCCTAGCCCTGAAAGCTTTGCCAATTTTCTTAATCATTTTGTGGTACTTCCTCGTCGGGGTTTCTTTACCTTGCCGCCAGCCTTAGTGGGCTTGGCATTCAACTTACACTTCTTACCTTTGTGCATGGTTACCTCACCAGTTGATTGCGTTTAATTCAGTTTCGTTAGCTGCTGCCTCGATCTGCGCTCGAACCTGTCTAGCTTTGACATGGCAGCTATCAACGTGCGCTGCAAGAGCCAAGCCAACCTGCTTGATCTCTGTCGCCGTAAAAGTCTGCGCTGTGTTATCTGCCAAGGTCCAATCGACCGATTGTTCAGGGTCAATCTGAGCCCTTAACACTGCACCCTGAAGTCTCTGCTGTGAAACCTCGTCACATTGAAAGGTGTAGCTGTCCCAAGTAAATGTGCTGAACTCTTCAGCATCTCTCGCAGCTTTGATTTCTGACCACTTGCCATCTTTCTTTTCTTGCAGCTCACGCGGGTCTGTCCACTCGCCCAACACTTCGTCCCAAAAAGTGTAAGGCACTACCGGCAACATCGGTTTATCAGTAAGGCTGATCGATCCCATGTCATGGTCGTATCTGTACTTAAACTCCGAAGACAATAAACCCATCGGCAGCTCGCCAATCTCAACCCAGATTTCGTCCTCTGGGAAGATGGCGTCGTACTCGGGGACTTGCATATATCCCATGATGTAGCCGCTCTGATCTACTCTTATATATGTGTTCATCGTTTTGCCGCCATGACAACAATCTTGCCTACAAAGGAAGTGCCTGATTTCGTAGACGAGCCACCAGGATTAGACGTGCAGCTCACACGCAAATTGATGTTCTTGTTGTAACTACCCCCTACTAGAAAAGAACCGAAACTAGTGACCGCGATACCCGCTGCACCAAAAGTGGCTCCAACAGTGTTGTGCAAAGTGGTCCCTGAATAGATGTGGAGTCGCAGGTTAGTAAGGTTGGTAGAAGTGGAGTAAGCAGAAACGACACCCATAATTATTAAACGTGCAGTCTGGCCTGTAGGTATACCGAGGTTACTGACATTCACTCCAACTACTTGCGCAGCAGTACCTGACAAAAAGTGGTTGTTAAGTGATCCCTCTGCAAACCGTGGAACGATGACTGACTCACCGGCTAGGAGCAAAGTCGTAATTGATGCTGTGCCAATATCAGCAGTTTGGATTGTCGCGTCTTGGATATTTGCACTTGTGATTGTTGCGTTAGCAATCTTAGCGCCGGTAATCGCGAAGTTATCTATCTTTGCGGTTTCAACTGCTAAGTCGGCAATCTGCGCACTATCAACTGCCAAGTTGCCTATCCTTGCGTTGGTGATAGAGCCATTGGCAATCATCGCGCTATTGATATATGTGCCTGCGGGAACCTGCACACCGTTCTGAGTTATTGGTGAAGTGACCACCGCGAACGGTACAGTCCCAGTAGACGTGCTCGGAGCTGATCCCGCAGGGACAATCGCGAACTTGTCGGCAGCTACATAGAATCTGCTTTGTTGTGGGCTACCACCACTCGCCAAACCGAAGCCAGCTACGTTGCCATTGACATCAACCTTGACCGAGTACTCTGCATTAAGACTCGCAATGTCGCCCGTAAGGCTGGCATTCGTTACCGCTTGCTGTTGGATCGAGGAGGTGTGACTACCAACAGTGGCATTTAGAGTCGTTATTTGTGAGGTATTGGCACTTATTGTGCCGCCCTGCGAATTAGTCGTCGCTTGTAGATTGCTAATAGCAGTTGCCGCCGCAGATAGCCCAGTAGAGGGGTCATTAACTTGGCTTTGCAACGCGGATATAGATTGTGCATTACTACTGATATTGGACCCGTTTGTAGAGACGGTACTCGTCAAGCCACCCAAGGCTTGCGACGTAGCAGCTACCCCTGTACTCGGGTGATTAACGGTGTTTTCTAAAAACGTGATATCCGAGCTATGCGCAGTAACCGTACCTTGCAGGTTAATGACATTTGTTTGTAAGCCAGAAATCGCATTGGAGTGTGCATTGACACCAGTATTGGGGTCATTAACAGTCGTGTTCAGAGCCGAAATTTGTGACGTGTGAGTACCGGTGACTGTCGTCAAATTTGCAACATCGTTCGTGACAGTGCCGACAGTATTTTGCAGTGTATTAAGGTCATACATTACAGAACCGACGGAGGGGTTTGAGAAACTGCCTCCGTATAGCTGAGTCCTAATCACATCAATCAGGTCGATCTCATCTTTGAGCGATTGTGCAAACTCATCTTCGGTTATCGCGTCCGTCAGAAGTTCCAACATAAACTCTACATCGAGGGCTGTTTCTGCAAACGAACCCGCGTTGCTGTTGAATGGACCCTGTATGCCACCGTCGTTAACGTGCCGAGCCCAGTAGTAAAACGATGCGCTTTCTCCTACCTCATCAACAAAAATCATTCCTGTAGCAGTGCCAACCAACTGAGCATCACCTAGTACATCTGCGGTGTGACGCCATATTTCGGTAATTGAATACCCATAAAACTGATCGAAGGGATAATCCCATTGGAGAATAATTTTTGAGTACGCCCCATTAGCTTGAAAGCCAGTGGGAGCGGTTGGTATTGATGAATTGTTTGGATTAACAACTGGAGTAATGGTTGTGCCACCACCATTGTTGTTAAACACGAGCGGCCCTTCAGTCGCCAGACCGGCATCAATGAGATCCCTAAACGTGATTGCTGCGTCTCTAGGATCTCCGCGACGACCAAGCCTAATCTCCACCGCCTCAGTAAGCATCTCCAAATAACGCTTGGCTTGCGGCGATAGGTCCGACGGGACTTTAGGGAGTCCTGGGACAACAGTCGGATTGGTCGTGCGCTTACTGCCGCTCATGCATTCAGCTCCGCGACGGTAGAGGCGAGCACTACTTCATCTATTTCATGCTCTGAAGAGACTTCTACTTCCCACTCAGTACCGTGGTTAGCAGGGAGCCTTGCGATTGGAGATGCGCCGAGGTTACCCGTTGCTCCTGACGGGGTGGTCGAGACTAATATGCTGTACTGCTGTGTCATATTGTCATAAACCATGGTCTGATCGGCGATACACTCGCCATCAGCCCAGACCTTAAACTCTACTGGATAATCTTGGGCCTTGATCTTGAGTGCGCCCATGCTGGTCGGCTGGCTTACAAATATGCGGCTCTTGTATGTCGCTCCAGCAGAGCCTAACCAATAGTCCCGCACATTCGGGTCACCTTGAAATTTTTTCAGGTAGCCATCATCTATGTAATAGAGCTCACCTGTGCTCTTGTAGTGATACCCACCATGCACATCGTCGTTCATCGTGAACGTAGAGAACGCTGTCTCAGGCCGTCGGGGGTCAAATATCCAACCGCCGTGTGTGTCAGGACTAGTGGTAGTGTCAGTCCAGAATGCTACGTACAGCCCCTCATATAAGAAGGCTTTTAAGGTTGTCGGGTAGAAGTCTTCGTTCCACTGATCTGCTGAAATGAACTCTCGTGAGATCACTTGGCCCGTGGTATTTGACACTGAAACTAGACCATCTGGCCCTGCGTAGAGGACATACTCGCCCATATCCACTATCGAGTTTCTGTTGACGCAAGACTGCGCAACATCCACTTGGATTGCGGTCATTGCCGCTGGGTCCGTACCTGTTACGAAATACGGGAACCCTTTGGTCATGACAATCACGCCATTGTTAGTGGCTGATATACCAATGATCTCGTTCTCGATGGTGATGCGATACTGAATCGGCCACGCGTGTGGTAAGAAAGGCTCCGAGAAACACAAGCGCGTGCCTGCGAACCCACAGAACACCCCGTTACCAACAGGGATTAAGCCTTCCATAGGACCATCTGGATACAGCGAAGTATCGTCGTCGGGCGGTCCAATCCATCCCTCGGATGGCAAGACCTCTGCCAGAGCAGACGAAGCTGTATTATCAGTTATCGAAGTTGTGGTAAATGGCACTTGGGCAACAAGCTGAAAGTACGCGGCATTTGATCCAGCGTTAGCTCGGTAAATACGTTTTAAAGCGCCAGTTCCGAAGTTGTGGTTGCCTGTCGAGGGGTTAGATGTAGCAGGCAGATCCACTTTAATTACTTGTGGGCTGGTCCATGTGATGACAGTAGACGGATCGCTGGGTGGGCCTTCTTCCCCAAAGGCAGTAACGAATGTGTAGACGTATGAGAAGTCTTGGATCTCTTCATCAGTACTAGCTGTCCCAGAAGTCGCGTCATACGCAACAGTAGGCGCTGCGCTTGGGGCAGGAACCCCCAGACGAAATGACACGTTAGGGTATCCACCGTTCCCAGACACCATGCCCGAGTAAGCGCCCATTCTTGGAAAGTCTTGGCCTGTCCAATACGCCCGTTGATGAGTGTCCCGAGCTATCGGAGATTCGAGCACTTGTACATTTTCATCAGTGAACTCGAACAACACATCCGGTTGCCCAACGCGCTGATAATAATGAATCGATTTAATCAGGCCACTGGACAAAGTTGTAACTTCAGAGTCATGCCGAAGAGGTGTAATGCGCCCAGAAGAGAAGGTCATGTTCTCGGCTTTCTGGCCGAGTCCACCTTGTAACAGTCGCGCTGATTTAGCCGGTGCAATACCCGCAAAATTTTCTAGTCTAAAGACTGCCATTTATCCTCCTAAGCTTTTTTCTTGCATCCATAAAATAGCCAGGATCGCTGACAGCACCGCTGTGGTAGCGAACTGCAAAAACGTCTTAGCAATTGTCTTTTTTGTACCCCTCCATGAATCAAGCAGCATTCGGAGTTCGCGCATATCTTGGTACGCTTCTTCGTCTGCGAGACCGATATTTCTGAGAGCTTCTTCTGCGCCTCGTTTGGCGGCTTGATCAATGGCTTTTTTCAATTCTTCATCGGTCATCGGACTACTACCTATTTGCCAGCGAACAAAACAATCGCGAACGAAATTGAGAAGCCACCAATAAGAGTGGCCACCAGAACGATTGCTATATCGGTGTAAAGTTTGCGGTTTTCAGCTTTAGCTTTAGCCGCTTGGAATCGAGCCTGACGGATGTTCCGTCGCTCCTTCATCATATCTTCCCAAAGGTGGCCGTTACCCGTGTAGATGAACGTCTCACGGAGCTCACTTTCGAGGGTTTGAAGCTTGTTCTTGTGAAGGGTGATCTGAAGCGCCTGATTTTCTACGCTCGACGCACCGAAAGTTTTTGCGAGGATATTGGGGTGGGCAGTGCCTTGTTCGAGAGCACTGAGCTCTTCTTTAGCATCCCAGAATTTACCGAGGACACCGGCAACGTCGGCAAGGTCACGGCCATTACCGACGGCGGTCTTAATAGTTTTGTATGCGCTGTTGGCTGCTGCCACCACTGCTAGTGCTTCTGCAACTGGCATGTATCACGCTCACTTTTCAGGAAATAGACATTCCTGAATAAACTTATTTACCTCCTCATCCTGATACCCAAGCGCAGCCATGACTTTCGGTGTGTGGGGATTTTGCTTCTGCCAAAAACAGTACTTGTTTTGCGCATCAGTAAAATCTTTGTCTCCCCTCGCACCTACTTTACTCAAGTAGTACTGAAGGTTGCTCTTTACCAACCCTATTACTGACTCAAGTTCCTCGACATCGGTTATAAATCCTGCACTAACCATGTCTTCACTAAAAATGTTTCTTGCCCATTCAGGCAGTTCACGCTTCTTGGACCAAGTCATCGGTGTTACCCGCTCCTTGAACCCCAAGAGCATTTCATGATTCTCGTCGATAGGACTAAAATCATGAAAAGCCCCTGTTACTTTCTTCGGCCCAGCTATCAAGTCAAAGCCAAAGACCGGCGATCCATCGTCGGTGTGTGGGAAGACGGTGAGATGCATCATGTACAGTCTCTTCGTATCCCTCGCATCTACAACGTCCAGATGCGCCCTTCTAAACTTCTCAGATCTCCATAGGTAATTATCCCATGGATAGCGGTGGCCTTCATCGTATGTTTCGTAGGCTGAGAGCTCCGAAACAAGCCACTTTTTTGCCCCTTCTAGGCTAGTGAATATTGTGCTTTCTGGTAACCCTGTCATACAGCCCTATTACAAAGTCAAAAGCAGCCACTGCTTCCTGCATATTTGCTTCGTCATGTACTAAATTTTCTCGTATTCCAGCTATCAGCTCTTTCCTGTTCTCAAATACGTACCTGCGGCATTTTCCTGGGAGCTTGCCCTTCAGCATCTGCCCCCCAAACATGTCACCCATGTGATGCACATACACATGAGCCAGCGTTCCTTCTCTCGACTGCTGCCATACACGGTCGCAGTACTCAGCGATAAAGTCGTTGTAGATGGTAGGCTTGATACTGTGCTCCGATACCAGCTCTACTAAATCTTCTAACATCGCCGTGAAACGGCTGATCCCCTCCAGTTTATAAATCCAGCCAACCCGCCTCGCTTTACTTTCGATGTCGCCATAGGCGATCAAAAGATTAGCCAGCAGGTCCACGTATGCCTCGACGCTAATCGTTCCCTTTATCATGCTCTGGGCCATCGGATGATGCTCTGCCCTGTCATGTATTGGTTTTATGAACTCTCTTAGCGTCATCTCAAAAGCCCAAATTAAAACCAATGATCACTCGATCTTCGCCAGATTTGTTTGGCATGGTCGAATGCGGCAACCAACCAGGAAAAACAAACATCACACCTGTATAGACCGGAAATTGTCGCTTCGTTATCGCCTGAGCAGGGGCATCGTTTACCCACACTGCTGATTTCAAATGCCAAGCTGGGTCATGGAATACCAAGTCACCAGCATCATGTTCAGCCTTTGCATAGAACACCCCACTAAATGCAACATTAGAGTGAATATGCTCTGGTATGTATCCCCCGTCTGGGTACATCGAGTACCACATGCTTTCTATCCCAGCTCTAGACGAGTACCAATGTTCTCGGTCAGCGTGCTTGAGCAGCTCTTTGGCCATACTAATAATTAAATTAGCTGGCCGTTCCCATTCTTCGAGCAAATGCAGCCGGTCATTTGTCCCGTGGGAAGTTACTCCCTGCTTCTCCCGCAGTTCTTTATCGTCAGTCCTTGCCCGTGTATTCCAACCATCGGATATGAGGCGCAGATTCTTAGTCTGCTCTTCATGTGCGGCTGCTAGCGCACACATCTCCTCACAAATGTCGTAGTTCTTGCACTCCCCCGCATAAGCTGGAGTTTCAAAAAACCCTAACTTGCGGCCCTCTAACATTGGTTTTCCGATGGCTCTTTTGTATGAGCCCATAAAACTAACGAGTGTCTTGTACCTGTTAATACCGGCGTTATTTTGTGCGGGAACGCAGAAGGAAAAAGAATCATTCTTCCCCTTTTCTTTTCCGCGACGTAGTTAGCGCCTCCGATTTTAATTTTTAAGTTGCCCCCCACATAATCGTCTGGGTCTGACAACTCTACTGTCGCACTCACAATCCGACTTGCTGCTAAACCATTAGCAGATGAGTCAGTGTGCCAGCCATAACGCGCCAAACCGCCGCCGTAACGCGTAAACTGAATTGACTCCACATAATCGAGATTTACAAAATAATCGTCTCTCGATATAGCCAACAAGTTACTAACCAACCGGCCCATCAATGGATCTAGGTCACTACCTGCGTCAACCCAACTGACTTGGCTTTTCCTTTTTAGCCAGCTAGCAATTTTCTGTACCCTGTTTCCTACTTTCTCTCCATGTGTAGACGCAGTTTCTAAATTTGTAGTCCCGAAACGAATGATTTCTTCACATTCCTCATCCGTGAGAACTTCATCAAGCCATCGATAATATGTCCTCATTCGGGATCACTTTCCTCCTCGGAATCACTTTCCTCCTCGGGGATCGCAGCTTCCTCATAAGCCCATGGCGCAGTCGGCCACGTCACATCATCAGGGCTTTTTACCTCTGGGTACACTGAAGGCAAATCTCTGAGAGCCTGACGGTAGGTTTCATAAGCAGCCTTATCGTCGGCAGACAGTGGGCTGTCAGGTAACATGGACCAATCTGTGTCATTCAGCAAAATATCTCGCTGATGCCGAATGTGAAGATTAGTCAGGTAATTTTGGTCAAGGTCTATGACCTCATAATTCCATTCATAATCACCGTCGCCGTTTTTAATCCAGCCATTAATCTGACATCTCTGCCCCTCTGTAAGAGTCGGAGGGTTGTTTAAAACCGGTTGATAGCCTTGAGCAGCAAATTGCTCGTCCGTCATTTCACCCAAAGATAGAGCTAAATTCTCGCGAGCTATAGGATTACTTGTTACATCACCATCACCGCTCACAGATAGATAATATTTTTGCATCTTGTTAGCTCCTTATGTGGCGTTCGAGGGATATGAACGTGATCCTGGTGGACCCCAGATAATTCTGACGCCGCCAGTGCCGCCGTTACCTGATGCGCTTGGCCATGAAGTTCCTGGACCACCACCGCCGCCGCCGTGAGTGCCGCCTTGAACATTTGATGAACTTGCGCCGGTTCCAGAGAAAGGGTTCTCTCCGTACGCGCCATTGGTCCCACCAGCGCGTCCAGATCCACCGCTGCCATGGCTATTGGTGTTGTTGTAACCAGAAAATGGGTTGTAAAAAGGCTGGTTACCATTAATTGGGCCTGCGCCGTTTAGCCCTGTGCCGCCTCCAGCACCGGTTCCATAGGTCGATGAGTAGTAACCGCCGCCGCCAGCACCGCCGCTATCAGTATTCCAGCCAGGAAACTGCGACTCATAGCCGTTGCCACCACGGCCTCCATAACCGCCACAACCGCCGCCGCCTTGATAATTAGGGGCATTACCGCCAGCACCGCCGCCATCACCGGTATAACCGCCGCCAGAGCCATTGGAATTTGGGCCGTCGGCTGTTGCCGCCCCACCGGACGCATTCCCACCGCCTTTACCGCAGACAGTATTTATGTCTCCGAAATAGGAACTACCGCCTTTCAGTGCTGCTGACTGACTAGAAGAAGTGGAACTACCACCCTGACCAACGGCCACGGTGTATGAGACTCCTGGCGTAACAGTGATATTATTTTTCCAACCAAGACCAGCACCACCACCAGCGGGGTTAGCCCAGTTGTCCATACCACCACCGCCGCCACCGATGCAAACCACCTGTACTTGGTGGACACCAGGAGGGCAAACCCAAGAGTAAGTTCCTGCGCTTGTGTACTGCTGTTGCCCCGTCGCGGTAGTGGGCAGTGCGAAAAGTTCGTTAGCCTTTGTTTGAGAGAGCGGGATTTTAACCCCGTTCACAACACGGTATAGATTCTCATCGCTAAAAGAGAGCTCCGCTGAAACGAACTCTCCCTTTACCTCCAAATCTCCTACTTCTAATTTAGCCATAGCTAATTACCTCGCGCCCATTAAGCGTTGTTAGTGGTCAGCGTGACTGAAACAACATTGTTGTTGTTCGAGGTATCCCACGAGCCGCTGTTTGGGTAGATGTGAATGCCATGCCAAGTGGTTGGCGGGGTGTTGGATGCGTAGTTGTTCCAAGCCATCATCCCGTGGTTGGGATAGTCATAGCTTGTATCCTGCTGATACCAGTAATTAATCCTGTGGAGATGACCACCCGAGTTGCCGTACTTGTGGATACACGCCTCGTAAACAAACGCTATACCGTAACCATAGGTATCCGAGTTAGTACCGTATGCGGTGGTGTAACCAGGAAAATCAATATATCCATTGTTACTGTTGTGGCGATTGCTGTCGGTGGCACTACCGCCGTTGTAACTATCTTGCCAACCAGCACCGAGGTAACCACTAGTAATCGGATTACCGCTAGCATTAGCACCCATCATACGGATGAGGTAATTGGTAGTAGCTACTAGCTTGCCTTCGATCCGAACCATAATAATGTCGTCAGTACTGATACCTGACTTCACGTCGGTCCACATGATTCTGTTTGACGTGGCATAACTACTACCAGTGAGGCTGAACGCCTTGGAGTACGTACACGTTTGGACCTCTGTAGCCCCAGCACCAAAAGACAAGTTGCCAGAACCATCGGTTTGCAGGGTGTCGCCACTAGAGCCATCGGCGGCAGGAAGAGTAAGTGCGACCCCACCGCTCTTTTGGATTTCATCCACTACTATCTTAGACATAATAAAGTCCTATTAATTGAACAGCGCGAAGCCGTCTGGGTTAAGTACAAAGTGATAAGATCCGGTGGGGATCGTATAAGTGACACCGCTATTCACGGTGATCGTATCCATCGAGAAACGCATGGAATTTGATGGCACGGTCTCGTTTGCAGAGATCGCTGCTATGAACGGTATGTCTGTACTAGAAACATTACCGAGTTGTGTATCGGTGTAAGCATTAGCTGTCGTAACAGCGTCGGTTTCCGCTTGATCAGCATAGCCCTCAACAAAAGTCTTAACCGCATACTCAGTCGGGACAGCAGAGTTGCTGTTACCTGAGAGTGTGGGGTCAGACGAAAATTCGTTGATCGTCTCACCGAGCTGCGCTCCAATTGACCCCAACCTCAACGAGGTCAAACCAGCTAGGTCAAAGGCACTAGCATTAAGTGTCGCTCGACCGGTGGCCTGATCAATTCTGAAGTACTCACCAACGCGGAAGTTGCCGTCTTGGTCCGTAGACACGTAGTACACGCGTCCAGGAAACGTCTCGTTAACCTCATTACCTTGCGCAGGTGGCTGAGAAGGAGTGCCAGGATAATTAGTTGTCGTTACCCCGCCTGTGCCGATGCTCAAGAAGTCATGGCCGGTCAGGCGAATCTGCGAGTACTCTTTTCTCAGGTGTATCGCTGCGTTATCAGCAGAACCGGCAACCTTTTCCTGCGCTAACACCAAGACCAGTTCGCTAGAAGTACCGGCCCAAGTGCCACTGACACTCTGGATTACATATGAAGTACTGTCACCAGCAATGCTGATACTCATTCCTGGCAGCGGTTCGCCGTCAAAACCATCAGCGATAAGAGTAAAGCCACTTTGGTCTTCGAGACCCCCACCACTAACTGTACCGGTGGCTGACGTTGAGCCGCCGGTATCAAAGGTGAGCGCGTTAGTCATGCCGAACGTCCCAGTGACGTTCTTCACGTAAACCTTGTTAGCGGATAGCTGAACATTGGTTACGGTTGCAGTGCCGCCGGTAACGTCGTCAGTTACGGTGTCTCCAACGAGAGGCGTGCCAGTAGCTAGCGTAAAGTTAAGCTGCTGACCCGTGACCGCACCAGAGATATAGGTCTCATTAGCGTCGAATCCGCTAGAGACCGCACCCCAGTTACCGTAGGAGTTGTTGCCGTTCAGGGCTCGAATAAAACCACCGCCCGTAGTCGCGTAGCCGAAGTAACAGAAGTAGGTAAAGCAAGAGACGATCTCTGACTTACCGCCGTCTTTTACCCAGAAGCCCACACCAAGATCAGAAATGATGGTGTAGCCGTGGAACAGCATCGACTTGTTACCGGTCGTGTGAACGCCACCATCGACCAGAGCACCAATGCCCCCAGCTCCAATGGCAGAACACTCGATGACGTAGGGGGATTTAGCGGTAATTGGAGAAGCTGAATTCAAGCATACGAACACGCCTTTGGCGGTCGAGGTTGTAATATCTTCAGCAGTGCTGCCAGCTTGCCAACCGGTCATGCCCTTAAACGTCATCTTGTTCAGGATCGAACCATCAGACATCTGGAACATGTTGGATTCGTTGTTCGGAGTAGAGCCGTCATCTGAGTTACCAGACGCTGGCTGAACAATAGTCGTACGCTGGTTGTCACCAACAATCGCTACATTAGGCGGCACGACAATTGGCAGTTGCTCGTCGTACGTACCGTTCTTAACGTAGATGGTTGCTGTTGCACCGGTAGGGACTTGCGAACAAGCGTATTTGATTGACGCAAACGGGTAAGCCAAGCTTTTACCGTTTGTTACCGCATCAGTACCGTGAGGCGCTACGTGGAAAACATTCGCAGAGTAGCCAGCTTGGACCCACTCCAGCGAAGAACCATTCCCAGCAATGCTAAGTTGCTTGGTCTGATCACCAGCATTTATCGCAGGTAGGACATTCGCGCCACCAGCGACAAACAAAGTCCAATAACCTGAGGCTAGATCAGTACCGAAATCAGCACTAGCGGTATGGTCTTCAGTTGCAATGTAGACCGTGCCGACTGAGTCTCTGACTATATCGTCCCGCAAATAATCAGCACTAGCGGTCCACCCCGCACGCCAACGAATACCGCCGTTAAACTTGACCCACTCGTTGTTGCCATAATCAGTTTCAAAGTTGCCTGATGCATGTGCAGTCAACGACAGGTATGTGCTGCCGCCGTGTGTGACGATCTCATCAGTCGCATAATTTGTCGCGGTAGTCCAAGCACCTTGGTTTTTATACCCGTGAACAATCTTGTCCCACGAAGCACCCTGAACAGGGGTGACGTTTGTGCTATCCACCTTCGCCTGATAAACAGATCCACCAAAACTAACTACTTGGCCAATGGTGTAATCAACCGTAGATGCCCAAATGCCTTGGTAGGTGAAGCCCTGTGTAAAGACATCCCAATAAGTGGTGTCTGTCGGGAGGTTACCGGTAGTGTCTTGCGTCGCTACATATACATTAGCGCCGTAAACAACCAAGTCGCCTTTGTAGTAAGCAGTAGCCCCGTCGTACCCGTCCTTCCACTCAGTACCAGTTACAAACGTCTCCCATTGAGTCGTGCTGGTAGGCAAGTTGCCGGTGGTATTCACCTTTGCGCGGTAAATGTTAGGGCCGTAGGCGACTAAGTCACCAGGAACATATGCTGTGGCGGCGTTATAAACACCTTCTGGTGATACACCTTCTACAAACTGGTCCCAGTACGTAGTGTCAGTGGGGTCATTGCCGGTCGTATCGACCTTAGCGATATAGACAGATGCACCATGAAGAACAAGGTCATTTCTCTGGTAGGCAGTAGAGGAGTTGTACGCCCCTTCATACTGAATACCGTCTGCAAACTGTGACCAGTAGGTCGCATTTGGGGGCGTGTTGCCCTGCGAATCCAGAACACAGATGTAAACTTTACCGCCGTGTGTAACACCGTCTGCCACGCGGTACTGGGTAGCGTTATCGTATTCACCTTGGAACTTGAAGCCTTCTACCATCAACGCCCAGTAGGTGTTGTCGGTAGGCAAATGGCCGCTGGTTTTCAGCGCGTAGGTGTATACATAAATGTTACCGCCGTATTTGACGATATCATTTGATTCGTAGTTTGTAGCAGAGGCCCAGTCACCAGCGAAATGGAACCTCAGTTTTCCGAGATCGATTAGTTGTGTCATAAGAATTTCACCAATAAGTGACCGTTATCTGTCCACTGGAACCGCAGCGTGTCGCGACTCCAGACCCAAGCTTTGTACTCGTCAGCTTCTATGGCCCCCTCCTGAGGAATATGGACTTCGCTACCGTCGTTAATAATTTCGACATTCAGATCGCCCGTAGCGTTATCTAAGCGAAACCCATAAAAAGTTTGTGTCGCTAAATCCGTGCCTGAATAAAATCCAGCCATCATTTAACTCCCGTGAGCAGCGACGCAATCACGTCGTATGCATCATCGATTCCAGCAGTGGCAACCAGTTGATCGCCAGCCACCATTACTATTCTTCCCTTCATAACCTCGACGTTCTCGCCGTTTGGAATCCGCAGATCCTTAGCTATGTAGGTGTCTCCCCCGCTTCTTCGGAGGATCAGGTCAAAAGGCACGATAGAACCGAAGATGTTTGCGGCGTTGCACCCAATCAAAAGTGCCTTGTCATTTGCCGCCACCGTGTAAACAGTGATCTCGGTAGTACCGATGTCGTTGGCTGTTGCATTAATAAAGCTAGTAGCCATTCTTCACCTTTATCCAAGAGCAATAGCCATCGCCATTGCCTCATCAGCCGCATCCTCTTGGATGTCGTCCATTAATATTTTTGTCACCCGCAGTTCTAACTTGTCGCCAGCGTTAAATGCTGAAGCGGTCGTATCATCAAGCCCACGGACAACGGTCAATGTGTCTGTTGCTCTGGTGGTACATCTAATGACTTCAAGGATTTCCCCACCGGTCCCATCATCTCCAACAAGAGTGACGTAAAAATGATCACCTGCCCCAGGATTAGGAAACTCTGAACCACTCCCCGTCGCAATTTGGATCGTAGTGTCAGTAGCACTAATAGACTGAGTAATCGTAGTTTCCGCATTGTTTGAGTAAAGAACCGCCATTACGCCGCCATCAAATAACTAATTTCCAATGTTTCTATAACTTCAACCTCTGCCTCCGCTGTTACGCCGCTTTCAATAACAAACGATGCTTGGACTCCGCTGACCACTACGCTTGTAGCAACTTGATCAGCTATCGCGTTGACGACATACAAATTAGCCGCAGCGATACTTCCTGAGTTCTCTTCAACTTCCTGAGATGCGCTAACACCATCCACCTCTACAGCCGCTACGATGTCGTCGTAGTAGTGGATAACAAGGAGCGTAGGCTCTACTTCAACCGTGGCTTCGGTAGTGGTGGTGTCAGACGCGACCGGTATTACCAACCGGACATTGGCTTCAGCCGTTGCTTCAGTCGCAACAGCAGCAGCCGAATTCTTAGTCAGGTGAATGTCAGCAGTAGCTGTGACAGGCCCAAGGACTGCGACGCCCAGAGGCTTAGTAATGTGAACGTCAGCTTCGAGGGTCGCTTCAGTTTGCAGACCACCGAGTGATGACTGTCCATCGAGGTTAACAGTGATGTGTACATCTGCCGCTGTATCTGCGGATACAGATGCTGTGCCATCAATGGGGATATCGAGGTGGATATTGCCAGCAACAACCGAAGACGCGAGAGCATCAACAGCAACTGGGATCTCCAGCTCAATATCACCACTGGTAAGAGCAGATACATTAGTAGTGCTCTCAAGATTTACAGTGATCTCAACATCAGCGGCGAGAGTTCCTGTGGCTTGAATACCGCCGAGGCTGGAGTTGCCATCGAGCGGTATATCAAGATGCACATCGCCAGCCACTTGTCCCTGTGGCAAGGCGGTTCCGTCGAGTGGGATATCTAAGTCTACGCCGCCGCTGGCAGTAGACTCAGCCTGAACTTGCGTAGCAAGCGGCACATCAATAGCAATGTCACCGGCAAGCGTTCCTGCTGCTTGCAAACCGCCAAGTGAAGATTCGCCGTCGAGATTAACGCTGAGACCAAGTTCGGGTGTGCTTGTGACTTGGGAAGCAGCTTGGCCAGCAATCTCGATGAGAAGGTCAAATACACCTTCAACAGCAGAGGTAGATAGTGAATCACCTCCTAATGATGTTGTTTGGTCAATTTCAACAGGATCGGTTGTTGCCGAAACATCAACAGAAGACCTGACGACATTCAGTACAACCGGCTCAACTGGGGTGGTAACTACAGAAGCATCGACCCCAGCACCTACAGATGTGATTTGATCCAGCCCAGCTTGCGTGGATACCGCTGTGCTTACTGCGGCGGCAAGAGGGGCTTGTTTATTAAGTGGTGCGCTTACAACAACATTACTGCTGGCGCTTCCTGCTAGCGGAGCGGATATGTTTACGTCAGCGGCAGTGCTGCTATTGACTACTAGTGAACCGGCGAGCGCAACTAGCTTGGCAACGACCGCTATGCGGCCATTGAATACAAACTGGTTAAAACGCCCCCTATTCAACATAGTGTATGGCTACCCTTAGGCGAATGTAACGACCAAAGATCCCGCTGGGAAAGTGACCGTATCGCCTTCGTTAATTGTTTTATTGATAGTTAAAGAGCCGTGAAACAGGAGATTGCCGCCTGTTGATGCGTCAAATACTCCGAAAGCTTGAACCTGCCCCCAGCTCGATGTGGGCTCTGGGAAGGTGATCGCCCCGTTGTTACTAGTTGCACCGCCAGTGCCACTAGAGGCGACGGTGCTACCAGTGCTCTGCGTACCAGCCCAATTAGCTAGGCTTGAACTCACAGATACACGGGCATATCCACTACCACTCAGCTCAGTACCGCCACCCGTATCACTGGGAGCTGCGGTATATAGGCCGATATATAGAGTGGATGTAGTTGGAGCCGTCTGACCGCGAAAAATCTGGTCTACCAGACTGTTCTCCAAAAAATCTGACATTGCTGACATGGGTGTCCTCCGCTATGCGAAATCTTCGCGAACAAAAAATTTAAGTTTGTCGTACACAGTTTGGAGTTGACCCGCAAAGCTGATCTCAATCTCCCCTTCGTACGGTCCAGGAGGTACGTTCAGAACGCCCCCCGAAAAATCAAATCTGACTACACCGGCAGTACCGCCGCCCACCTTGGTACAGGTGATTGCGGAAAGTACTTGTGCGCTGCCCACTGCTCTGAAGTAGACTTTCACTACTGTGGTAGCGTCGGACAGGTCTAATGCCACCCCATCAGTAGGGTCTGTGAGAGTCAGCTTGATAGAGGGAAGACTATCCCCCTGTACTAACTTAATTTTTTCAGCCATAGCAGCACCCAGTATTAATTATATTAGCTATTCTAAACTCTATCCACAAAAAAATTAACCCGCTAATATTAGCTGGCATACTTCTTCCGCTCGATTTGGGGTCTGTTCCCTCGCCCATTTCGAGTCCATAAAGTGGTCATGAGCCGATTGCCAATCGCCCGATCTGAGGCTGGCAAGTCCGTTTTTGAACTGTGCCAAGCCGCCCATACCGAGCTGGAAGGCCATCGAAACCATTGCTATACGGCGGTTTTCAGACAAATCCTCAAACCACGGGTAAGCATCCGTAAGGTCTCTCTCGACCCGCTCTATATCGTTTTCGAGCAAGACCATACTCTCTTCGAGAGTTAATCCTGGTCCACCTTGCTCGATGACTCTGCCAACGCCTATCGTGAGTACGCCTTCGGTACAACGATATGCATATTGGCGGTAGCCTTCCCACTCTACTAATTTTTTTGTGACTTCCCTCACTTGTCCCTCGACACTCCTTTGCCTTTCTCTACCGTTCTCATTGCACCCAGACCCAGCATTCCAAGCAGCACAGGCATCATGGTCTCTAAGGGGACCAACGGGATAACAATGTCCTTTTCCATAAGCTGAAGAGCGAAATTAGCAAATGGAATAGTGATGAAATTGCCGAACATTCCGAATACGCACGTCCAGCCGACTGCCGGTCTCCAGCCACTAACGAAGAGGCTCTTGTGAGCAGCCTCCACCTTATTGACCTCAATTTGAGCCATGGCCTGTTCCTGCGCATGTTTCTCGGCCATGGTCGCAATCTCATGGCAGAGCTTCTCTTTCAGGTCTTTGTCTGGGATTACCTTATCGAGGATCGTCGAAATAGGTCCGACAAGCTGACTTACTAGTTGAAGCATATTTATCCCCCTAGATCATCAGCCCTAAAATGAATGAAACAACACAGCAACCAATGAACACTTCACGGGTGTGTGCGTCCCACAACCCAGTGATCGCCTTCTTGATCTTCTTCTTGTACACATTAAAAAAATCAGCCATGTCTACCTCCTAGCCGAATTGGTTATATAAAGGTGCGGCCCGTGAAAGGTCGCCTCGAATTAACACCTGATACAGCATGTCCACGGTCGGGCCGAAAATACTCACGGGCGGTTTGCCCCACCTAATGTCTGTCTGCGCACTGGTGAGCAAAGCAAGTGGCCCAAAGACTCCCGCCGCACCATAAGCGGTTATGAAGTAGTCAGACCAATCCATATTGTCTGTTCGGAACACCCGCGAATCTGCTTCTGCGAATGGCAATATCGCGCCCATCGAGTACTTGGTGTACTCCTTGAGCTCCAAAGAAAGCATTGCAAAAGGCAAGACTGCCGCGCCAAATAAGGCCAAATGCGGAAGCATGTCTTGTGCAATGATCTCTGTGCTTGATTTACCGGCTGCTCGACCCTCTGCCTGACGGGCCTTCATCTCTCGCACCACCCCACCAATTACGACTTGGCCGTAGGAGTAAGGGAAAGACTTGAGCTGCCACAGAATCGCGTAGCGAGGGTCTGACGCCCAAGCAGGACGTTCTGCTGCGTTAGGTCTGAGCATGGTGGACTCGACAAACTTCTGTAGCCCTTGCTTGACGAGCTGCCCCGCGTCGCTATCGAACCCTTTACCTTCTTTTATCCATTGCTTAACGATGTCTGCATTGAGCCCCAGCTCATTCAGATACCGCTCGGATCTATTTCGGGGGTTTAACGCGTGGCTCTCTATAAACTTCTCTGCCATACCAGCAGCAAATACACGGGTAAAACGCGTAAAGATTTCAAGGCCGGTGTACTTGAAAAAGAAGTCTGCAAATGAGCGGCTTGTCTCGTCCATATATTGCAAATCAGCTTCCGACATGAAAGCGTTAGCCATGCTGTCATTAGCTACCACCCCGATTTCACGGGCAAACTCATAGCGTTCTCGTGGGTTAGCAATAGTGTTTATGATCTCTCGGAACCCGCCCATGATCCCGCCGAACTCACGCGTAGCAACTATCGCGGTTGCCAGCTCTGGGACAGAAGATAAAGTGGCCAGACTTAACGTAGTCCATATCTGGATAGTCTGGGCCGCGCTAGAAGCCGTTCTGAATGTTGGATTCATCGGCACATAGAAGCCGAGCAAAGCGCCTAACTGCCGGTATGCATCAGCCTGTTCTTTCTCAGTTAACTGCGCCAGTTCTTGAGCAAGCGTAGTCTCGCCGCCCTTTGTAGCTCGGTTCCATTCAACGCGCTTTACGATGCGCTTCATGTACTGCATAACCACCTCATCTGGCGGCTTCATGAAACCAGCAATGGAATCGCGGTCTACCCCGCGTGTAAGCTCGATGGCCTCTTCCGCTGCGTGCAACGGATCAATGCCCTGTTTCAGCGACTCCTTCGGAGTTCGCTTAGATTTCTCGACGGCCTCTGCTATCC